GTACTATGGCATTTCAAGTCTCGCCGGGCGTCAACATTTCTGAAGTCGATTTGACCGCTGGCGTTCAAACAGTTTCGCTTTCGGCGGGCGCGTTCGTTGGCCCGTTCCAGTGGGGTCCGGCGTTTGAAGTCACCAATATCGCATCTGAAGCTGACCTCGTTAACACATTTGGCAAGCCAGATACCGATACCTTCAAGTATTGGTTCTCCGCAGCCGCATTCTTGGCATACTCGAACCAGTTGAAGGTGGTGCGTGCAGTCACGGGTGATGCGCTTAACGCATCGGACTCGGGTGGTGGTGTGCTCGTCAAGAATCAAACGGACTATGAAGTCACCTTCCCAACGGGTGCTAATACCTACGGATTCGCTATCGCGAAGTATCCCGGCGACCTCGGTAATTCACTGAAGGTGTCTGTCTGCCCAAGTGCGACCGCATTTGGTTCGTGGGATTACGCCAATCAGTTCGCAGCCGCGCCGGGCACGTCCGATTGGGCGGATGCACGCGGTGGTGCCGCTGACGAAATGCACGTCGTCGTGGTCGACGAAGATGGTGCGTTTACGGGTGTCGCCAACACCGTGTTGGAACGCTACGCATTCCTCTCCAAGGCGAATGACGCGAAGAACAACGCGGGCGATCCCAACTATTACGCCAACGTGTTGAACCGTAAGTCTGCGTACATCTACTGGATGTCCGCACAGGGTTCCAATACGGATCATTGGGGCGAAGCGTCAACGAACACCTTTGGTGCAGATGCAACGCCATATACCGCATCATTGTCGTCTGGAGTGACGGACAACAATAATATCGGTACGGGTGATATCGAGACTGGATGGGATTTGTTTGCGGACCCCGACAGTCAGGATATCTCGTTGCTGATCACGGGACCGTCGGTCGTCAATGGTGCCGATGCAACACTTGCCAACTACGTCATCGAGAATATTGCCGAAGTTCGCAAAGATTGTGTGGCGTTTGTCTCGCCGTCCAGCAACAGCGTGGTGAACCACGCGGGCAGCGAAGTGACAGATGTGCTTGCTGACCGTAACGCACTCACTTCTACCAGCTATGCCGTGATGGATAGCGGTTGGAAGTATGTCTACGACAAGTACAACGACGTGTATCGATGGGTGCCGCTGAACGGCGATATCGCGGGTTTGGCTGCGCGCACGGACACGACGAACGACCCGTGGTTCTCCCCCGCAGGGTTCACTCGTGGTCAGTTGAAGATTGGCAACACGGTGAAGTTGGCGTGGAATCCGAAGCAAGCGGATCGGGACAGCCTGTATCTCAAGGGTGTCAACCCTGTCGTGTCCTTCCCCGGGGAAGGCACGGTGCTCTTCGGAGACAAGACGCTGCAAGCGAAGCCGAGTGCGTTCGACCGCATCAACGTGCGCCGCTTGTTCATCGTCTTAGAAAAGACCATCGACCGCTCGGCAAAGTATCAGTTGTTCGAACAGAACGACGAATACACGCGCAACACGTTCATCAACTTGGTGGAGCCGTTCCTCCGCTCAGTGAAGGGTCGTCGGGGTATCTCGGACTTCTATGTGGTGTGCGACGCGAGCAACAACCCACAGGATGCCGTGGATCGGAATGAATTCCGCGCCGACATCTACATCAAGCCGATTCGTAGTATCAACTTCATCCAGTTGAACTTCGTGGCCGTTCGCACCGGCGTTTCATTCCAAGAGGTCGTGGGCGCAGTCTAAGGACTGCGTTTCACTTCGGAGGAGAATAAGCAATCATGGCATTTAATCTCGATCAGTTCCGCAATACGCTTATCAACGGCGGTGCGCGTCCCGCGCTCTTTGAAATGGAGATTCGGTGGCCGACTGCGGTCACCACGGGCTCGTTGGCATCGCAGTTGTCACGCTTCTTGGTGCAGGTCTCAGAAATTCCTGCATCAACGATTGCGCCAGTAGTAGTGCCGTATTTCGGTCGGAAGCTCAATTACATGGGCGACCGCACCGTTGCGCCAGTTACCGTCACGGTGATGAACGATGAAAACTTCGCTCTTCGTCGTGCTTTTGAAGAGTGGATGGATCGGATGTCAGGACACAAGTCCGCAACATCACAGTTCCGTGGGGGTAACGGCAGTAATGGGTTTACTACCAACCTCAGCGTGACACAGTTTTCTCGTGAAGGCAAGCGTCTTCGTACATACGAATTCATTGGCGCATTTCCAACCAACCTTGCGCCAATTTCGCTCGATTGGGGCACCACGGATACGATTGAAACGTACACCTGCGAATTCACCTATCAGTGGTGGGAAGTTGCGGGTCAGATTCCGACTCGCGATAATCCGTCGTTGACGGTTGACGTGGGTATTGGCGTCAACGCCTAATTCTAACATGGATTCCGAGGAGCATCCGTAAGGGTGCTCCTCAGAAAG